TAAACGTTTCGACGTACTACACACAAACAACATAGGGGACAAAATGCCAACGACAATCATAACTGGTCGCGATTTAGTCGTGACCATTGCAACCGTAAACTACGACGCGCAGGCGACCAGCGCAACACTTGCAAATTCACCAACCGTTGAAACTTACCAAACGCTTGACGGTAAGGCTTACAAGCACATTGACGATCAGTGGACATTCGACGTTTCAATGCTTGCTGACTGGGGCGCGTCAGGTTCATTGTGCGAAGCATTGTGGACTGCCTGCGAATCAGCACCAAACACAACATTGGCGGTTTCATTAACTGCCGTGACTGGTGCGGTTTTTGCATTCAACGTCATGCCAGTATTTCCAGCAGTCGGCGGGGCAGCACCCGACGCGCAGACCGTTGATCTATCATTCATTGTGGTGGGAACACCTACTGAAACCTTCAGTTAAAAACTAACAATCGGGAGAAAAAATGAAGTTACCAATAACAATTGAATACAACGACGGGTCGCAGATAACTTACACGGCTGCACCGCCTGAGTGGGTGAAATGGGAGAAGCAAACGGGTCACACCATTGCGCAGGCGCAGGAAAAAATCGGAATTTCAGACCTGATTTTTCTTGCTTATCACGCAATGAAACGCGAAGCAGCTGGGAAGCCAGTCAAGCCAATCGAAGCATGGACGGAAACAATTTCCGAAGTGATCGTTGGTGAAGCGAACCCAAAAGCCACCCAGTCGGAAGCCTAAGTCGAATTGTTTGGGAGATAGCCCTGGCAACGGGGCTATCACCAAATGAGTTCGAAAGTGCCGAAGACATTTTGACGATACTGGAGATTTTGGAAAGGCGGGGAAATGGCAACTGAAGCAATCAGTTATGACAAAGCCGAATTGCGCGCCATTGTCCGATCATTCAAAGCAATGGACGATGAAGCAACCCAGCAAGCCAAAGAAGTCACCAGCGAATTGGCGACTTGGGTGCGTTCAAAGATTATTGACCGCGCAAGCAGTGGCACGCGAAATCGCGTTGACAACATTGTTGCTGAAGGTTCGAAGGTTTCCAAATCATCAAAAATTGGTGAAATTTCGTTTGGTTACGCTGGGCAGAGATTAAGCGGTGGCGGAACGACCCAACAATTGTGGGGCGGTTATGAATTCGGTTCGAACCGATACAAACAATTTCCAGTGTGGTCAGGGCGCGAAGGTCGCGGGTCGCGCGGTTGGTATATTTATCCAACCCTTCGAAGCGTCCAGCCTGACATTGTGAAAAAATGGGAAGAAGCATTTTCAACAATAGTGAAGAGGTTTGACTAATGGCTGGCAGTCGTACCCTTAAACTTTCCATTCTTGGCGACGTTGACAATCTCAACAAATCGCTGAAAGCGGCGTCAAACGACGTTGACACATTTGGTGACAAAATCGGCAAAGCTGGCGTAGCAATTGGCGCAGCGTTTGCCGCTGCCGCTGCCGCTGCTGGTGCGTACGCAATCAAAATCGGCGTCGAGGGCGTCAAGGCAGCGATCGAGGACGAGAAGGCACAAACCCAATTAGCCCTTGCGCTAGAAAACGCTACAGGCGCAACAAAGGGTCAAATTGCAGCAACTGAACAATCAATTCTGAAAATGTCACTTGCCACGGGTGTGGCAGATGAAGAATTGCGCCCAGCATTGCAGCGTTTGGCGTTATCCACAGGCGATACACAAAAGGCGCAGGATTTACTTTCCGTAGCCCTTGACGTCAGCACTGCAACAGGCAAACCGCTTGAAACAGTCGCCAACGCATTGGGCAAGGCATACGACGGCAACACTGCCGCGCTTGGCAAATTAGGCATTGGACTTTCAGCTGCTGAATTGAAGACAATGGACTTCACCGAAGTTCAAGGCAAATTGACAGATTTATTTGGTGGCGCAGCCGCTGCAAACGCTGAAACTTACGCGGGACGAATCGCAAGAATGCAGGTTGCTTTCGATGAAGCAAAAGAAACAATTGGTTTTGCATTGTTGCCGATTCTTGAAAAGGTCATCAATTTTATCAACACAAATGCATTGCCAGTCATCAACGCGTTTTCGGGTGCATTTAGCCTAGACGGAAAAGGCTTCGGCGGTGTAATCACTTCAGTGGGCAACACGATCGTGACAGTGTTCACGCCAATCATTGAAGGCTTGTTGTCTGCATTCAATAGCGTCAAAAACGCAATTCAAAACAACAGTGAAGCATTTTCGGCATTTGCCACAATTATTCAAACATACGTTGCACCCGTCGTGGGCACGGTTTTGGGCGGTGCAATCAAGGTTGTGGGTAGCGTGGTCAGCGGTGTAATCAACTTAATTGGCAATGTGGCGCAAGCCGTTGTGACCGTTGTGAATGGCGCAATTTGGGCCGTCAATGCCCTAATCGCTGCCTATAATAGAATTCCAGTTTTGCCCAACATTCCGTTGATTCCAAAAATAACTGCGCCGACCATTGAGATTCCAAAAGTTAGTGGAACATCAAATGCCACAACAACCATTCCAAAAATCGCCGTTCCAAATGTTTCAGGTGGTTCAACAACCACCGTTGGTGGTGGCGGCGGCGGTGTAACCGCTGCAACGACTTCGGCAGCGGCAGCGGCAGTCGCGTCCAGCAACGTCGTGACTGGTAGTTTCAATGCGGGTTCATTCCGCGCAGCTGAAGCCGCTTCGAGCGCACCAACAATCAATTTGACCGTCACTGGCGCATTGGACAAAGAAGGAACTGCCCGGACAATTGTTGAAACTTTAAATTCCAGTTATTACCGCGGCACAGGCGGCGCAAATAGCCTGCAAATCGCATGACGCAGTGGTCACCCATTTGGCAAGTCGAAATTGACGGTGTTTCATACACCGACGCAGTTTTGGCAAATCTGACTATTCGCAGCGGTCGGACAAACATTTATGAGCAAGCGCAAGCGGGTTATGTCAACCTTCAATTAATCGACGTCAATCAAACGGCAATCCCTGTTAACATCAATTCAACAATCACCGTTGAGGTTCAGGATACTTCGGGCACATTTGTGCCAATCTTCGGTGGGAACGTCGTTGACATTGGGCTGGAAATTCGTGACGTGGGTTCAACCATGTTCACGCAGACTTATTCGATCACGGCATTGGGCGGTTTATCGCGTTTGCCAAAAGTTATTTTCACCGAAGGGCTTGCCCGTGATTATGACGGCGACCAAATTTTTGAGGTTTTGTCCACGGTTTTATTCAATACCTGGGCGCAGGTTGCACCGCTGGTCACATGGGGCACATACACCCCAGCGGGTACAACTTGGGCAAATGCTGAAAACAACGGTTTGGGTGAAATTAATCGTCCTGGCAATTATGACCTCGCAGCACGTGGCAGTGGGCAAGACCCAATTGACGTGTATTCATTGGTTTCAGCATTGGCGACGTCAGGGCTTGGCTATTTATACGAGGACGCGCAAGGTCGCATTGGCTATGCGGATTCCACCCACCGCACCGAATACCTAATAACAAACGGTTATGTTGATCTTGACGCCAACCACGCCCGCGCAGCTGGTTTGCGCATTGAAACGCGCGTGGGCGACGTACGCAATGCAATCACAATCAAATACGGGGCAACGAGCAGCAGCGACGTCAGCGCAAGCGACGCAGATTCAATCGCACTTTATGGAAATCTCGCCCAGGTAATCACCACGACATTGCACGACGCCACTGACGCCAATTCCCAGGCAACTTTTTATTTATCGCTTCGCGCCAATCCTCAGCCAATTTTTAGCGAAATCACATTTGACTTGACAAATCCTGAAATTGACGATTCCGACCGCGATAGCTTGATCAATGTTTTTATGGGCGAGCCAATTTCAATCAATAATTTGCCTGGCAACATGGGTTCGATCTTTCAGGGTTTTGTCGAAGGTTGGTCATTCCAAGCCGCTTACAACAGACTTTCCGTGACACTGACGGCAACGCCAACGGCGTATTCATTGCAGTCATTGGCGTGGGACGAAATCGCAAATACATTCACCTGGTCAAGCGTGTCGCCGACACTTGACTGGGCGCGTGCAACAATTATCACCTAAGAAGGAGAAGACATGGCAAACCCGACCACGAATTATTCGTTCCAAATGCCGACGTCGAGCGACCTGGTCACAGACCTTCCAGCCGATTTCGAAACATTTGGGCAGGCAGTAGATACGCAACTGAAATCGTTGAATCCTGAAACAACATTGGGTGACATTTCCTATCGATCTTCAACTGCCAACACAAAAACCCGTTTAGGCATTGGCTCAACTGGTCAAGTTTTGACAGTTTCGGGCGGTGTTCCCGCATGGGCAACACCATCAAGCGGCGGCATGAATTTAATAGTGAGGACAACATTTTCTAATGTTAGTTCTCAAGCGTTCGATAATGTATTTACATCTTCTTATTTTAATTATCTTGTCGTCATTGATGATATTTACGCGGCGACTAGCAGCGATGACTTACAACTTCAGCTTCGATACGCCGGACCAACTACACAGACCGCATCGTATTATGGTTCGTCTTTCGCAGTACCTTTTAGCGGCGCAACATCGACGACGCAATCTAACAACGCTTCACAATTGACGATTTCAGCAATTGCAGGATCTTCGGGAACTCCAGCGTCAGGACATTTCTTTGTAAACAATGTCGGCAATAGTTCGCTTATTCCAAATTTCCGTGGTCAGTTCACAGATTCCGATGCAAACCAAATGAGTTTTGGCGGCAATATCAATGTGGCAAGAACTTACACAGGATTCTTGCTTAAATCATCATCGACAAATATCACTGGCGCAGTTTCTATCTACGGATTGGCAAAGGCATAACATGGCGACTATATCTATCTACGATCACGCAACAGGCGAAACAATAGTTCGCGACATGAATGATGCAGAACTTGCAGAACTTGCCGATCAGGCACAACTTGCTGTTGAAAAAAAGGCCGAAGAAGAAGCTATTGCAGCAGAAAAAGCAGAAACTAAGGCTGCACTACTCGAACGCTTAGGCATAACAATCGACGAAGCGAAATTGTTGTTGTCGTGACTTATCCTGACGGCACAAACGCACGTTTGATTGAAGTCGCAGCAGCTGAAATCGGCACGATCGAGGAAGGCGACAACCTGACCAAGTACGGCAAATTTACAAAGGCAGACGGTTTGCCCTGGTGTGGCAGTTTTGTCAATTGGTGTGCAGCGCAAGCGGGTGTCAAGATTCATTCGGTTGTTGGCACGGCGCAAGGCGCACACAAATTTAAAGAAATTCAGCGTTGGTCAGGTATGCCGCAATTGGGTTATTTGGCTTTTATGGATTTCCCACACGACGGCGTTGACCGCATTTCACACATTGGAATTGTTGTGGGACTTATTGACACCAAAACATGTTTGACGATCGAGGGCAACACCAGCGGGACAGGCGACCAACGCAATGGCGGCATGGTAATGGTGAAGGTTCGTTCGTACGGTGAAGGCAAGGAAATTGTCGGTTTTGGCATTCCAAAGTTTGTGCCATACAAAGGCGAATTTCCAAAAATCGAAATACCAACAATGGCAGCGAAGCCAAAGAAGGAGAAAACCAAATGGACAAAACCAAAGCCTTGATCGCGTCATGGGCGCGTTCATTCATGGCGGCAGCACTTGCGCTATACCTGGCAGGCGTAACAGACCCAAAGACCCTTGCAATGGGTGGGGTTGCAGCCGTTGCACCAGTAATTTTGCGCTGGCTTAATCCAAACGACAAAGCCTTCGGTTCTACGGGGAAGTGAGCCGACGATTCGCAGCGGCTGGGTTGGTTTGGGCACTTGCACTAACCCAGTCCGCTTGCGGGTATCAAGGCTGGGTGCGCTATGAATGCCAAGAATTTGAAAACTGGTCAAAACCACAATGCCAGCCGCCGCAATGCGTCCCGACTGGAACATGCACTGACGACATACTTGGAATTAAATCGCAACAAACCCGCACGCCGTAAATCGCCCGAAGAAATCCACGCGCAGCTGATTTTGATAATTGGCACGACGCTGGCAATGGTGTTTTTAATCGTCACAATTGGTATCACTTATGCGCTGATTTTTGTGACCCAGCCAATCGGGGCGCAAGCACCCAATGACGCTGCATTTATTGACTTATTGAAAACCCTGGCGATTTTCTTGACTGGTTCGCTAGGCGGTGTGCTTGCTGGCAATGGGCTGAAATCAAAGCCAAAGTCGATCGACACGCCGATAAACACGCAAGGTTCTTGACCGCGCGCCATTCATGCGTCACCCTGAGTTCAGGTGGTAGTCCTACCGCCTAGAATCGGGAGAATTCAAAATGGTACTTGATCTATTAGACCCAGCAACATTGGGTCGTTTAGTGGGGATTATTGTCCTCATGATTATGGGCGGTGCAGTCGGTTACGCCAAAGGGTTCAAAGAAGGCAAGCGTGAGGGCTTAGCCCGTCGCAAGGCAATGGTTCGTCACATTGCAAACAAGGCGGTCAAATAATGGGATTCTTGGACAATTACGAAGCCAGTCGTGAGCGTTTGGAACGTTGGTTGAAGACTTACCCGCAAGGTCGCATAGAAACACGCATTGTTGAATTCAATGCTGAAAAGGGTTATGTCCTGGTTGAAGCCCGTGCGTTCAAAGGCATCGATTCGGTACTGCCTGACGGCGTTGATTTTGCATTTGGTTATCAGGGCGCGTATCAACAAAACATGAAGCGTTGGTTCGTTGAGGACACAGTCACTTCAGCAATTATGAGGGTTCAGCAATTGGTCATGGGTGGGGCTGAGCGCAGCACACGCGAGATCATGGAACAGGTCGAGAAGACACCCGCAAAGGTCGCAAACACTGACATTGACTATTGGACGACAAAGCATGGCGAAATTCCGTCGTACAAAACCGCAGCTGAAGCCGAACAGTCAGGCATTCCGTCATTGGGTTCATCAATGGACGA